GAAGGTCTCATTAGCCATTCTTCTGAGCTTCGTTGGCTTTCTGTTCTCGGTGGTGGTGTCGGCGGACATTGGTCTTCTGTGCGCACAGTGTCTGATAAAGCTCCAGGTCCTATCCCTTTCCTACATACTGTCGATGCTGATATGATTGCTTACCGTCAAGGTAAGACACGTAAAGGTAGCTATGCAGCATATATGGATGTATCTCATCCTGATATTGTAGAATTTTTGAATATGAGAATTCCAACTGGTGACGTTCAACGTAAAGCACTAAATCTTCATAATGCAATTAATATTTCTGATGCATTTATGGAGGCTGTAATGTCCGGCCTAGATTGGGAGTTAAAAGATCCATCATCAGGTAAAGTATCAGAAACTATTAATGCAAGAAAATTGTGGGAACGCATTATTGAAGTGCGTTTCAGAACAGGTGAACCATATTTGAATTTTATTGATACAGCAAATAATGATTTACCACAAAACCTAAAAGACTTAGGATTAAAAATTCATGGTTCAAATCTTTGTAATGAAATTCATTTGCCTACCAATGCTGACCGTACTGCGGTTTGTTGCCTTTCATCTCTCAATCTTGAGTATTACGATGAGTGGAAGAATACCAAAATTGTCGAAGATATCGTTACTATGCTTGACAATGTACTCGAATATTTTATCGAAAACGCTCCAGATGAGATCAGCCGTGCAAAATATTCGGCTGAACGTGAAAGATCAATTGGTCTGGGAGCGATGGGCTTCCACTCATTATTACAACGACACGGGGTTGCTTGGGAAAGTGAAAAGGCTCAAGAGATTAATATTGTCGTATTTTCCACAATCAAAGAACGAGCGATCGCGCAAACGATCAGATTGGCTGTAGAAAGAGGAGAATATCCAGATGGAATTGGTACAGGTCGAAGAAATGCTCATCTTATGGCTATTGCTCCAAATGCATCAAGTGGTATCATTTTATCTACTAGTCCTTCTATTGAACCATCAAAAGCTAATGCTTATACGCATAGAACAAGAGCAGGATCTTTTTTAGTTAAAAATAAATATCTTGACGATATTTTAACAAGACACGCTATAAACAATGATGCGACATGGACATCTATTATTACTAATAAGGGATCAGTTCAACACTTGCCCGAGCTCACCGAAGGCGAAAAAGCGATATTTAAGACTGCGCAGGAACTTGATCAGACTTGGGTCATACAACATGCNGCAGATCGACAATCGTTTATCTGCCAAGGCCAGTCGGTTAATTTGTTCTTCCCCGCCGGTGCAGAAAAATCTTACGTTAATAAGGTACACATCAAAGCATGGAAAGAAAAGCTTAAGGGATTATATTACCTTCGTACAGAAGCAAAATCTCGTGCTGAGAATGTATCAGAAAAGGTCGAAAGAGTGGCCTTACAAGGCGACATGAGAACTGTTGTCTATGGTAAAGCAAATTGCCCATTCTGCACTGCAGCAAAAGAAGAATTAAGTTTACATGGTATGCCATATGATTATATTGACCTAGAAGAAATAGGTAAAACTGCCAAGGAAGTTACTGGCCGTGATGTGAAAACGGTACCACAGATTTACGTAAATGGTCAATACGTTGGTGGATATGACGAATTGATGACCTTTTTAGAACAACCAATAACAATCGAAGAAGGCAGCGAATGCCGAGCATGCGAGGGATAATATGCCACTATTAGAAATATCAAAAACATATAAACCATTCTTGTATCCATGGGCTGTTGAGCTTACAAAGAAACATGAAGAAATTCATTGGATCGAAGATGAAGCTGAACTCTCTGAAGATATTCAAGATTGGAGAACTAAACTAAGTGATCAAGAGAAAGAGTTTATTACTCAAGTTCTTAGACTATTTACTCAATCTGATGTTCAGGTTGGAGAAAACTATTTTGAACTATTGATCCCAAAATTTAAAAATAATGAAATTCGTAATATGTTGGGTTCCTTTGCTTCACGTGAAGGTGTACACCAAAGAGCTTACGCATTATTAAATGATACTCTTGGATTACCAGATGAAGAATTTCACGCATTTCTAGAATATAAAGAAATGGCTGATAAGATTGACTTTATGTCTAATGGTGACACTGGTTCTCATACTGGTCTTGCCCTTGCATTAGCTCAGTCAGTCTTTAACGAAGGAATGTCACTCTTTGCATCATTCGTTATGTTGTTGAACTTCCAACGGTTTGGCAAAATGAAAGGAATGGGCACTATTGTTGAATGGTCTATTCGTGATGAGTCTATGCATGTTCAAGGAAATGCAAAGTTATTCCGTACATTCTGTGATGAACACCCAAGAATTGTAAATGATGAATTAAAATCTAAAATTTATCAAATGGCTAAAGACGCAGTAAAGTTAGAAGATAGATTTATTGATCTTGCATATGCTGAAGGTGAAATTCAAGGGTTAACTAAAGAAGAAGTCAAAACTTATATTAGACATATTGCTGATAGACGTCTTCTTCAACTTGGAATGAAACCAAAATTTAACCAAAAAGATAATCCATTGCCTTGGCTTGATTGGGTTTTAAATGGAGCATCACACGATAATTTCTTTGAAAAGCGTGTGACTGAATACTCTGTTGTTGGTATGGAAGGTGATTGGGGCTGGGATCAAACAGAAACTGTGGAGGCTGCTTAGTGGAATACCGTATCGAATGTCAAGAATGCGAAGAATCTAGTATTCTTGTTATGGATCAAGAACCAGAATATTGTCCAAATTGTGGACGAAGAGCAGACGCTGATACTCTTAGAGAACCATTAGATTTCGACGATGAAACTGATTTAGATGGGTGTTAAATGAAATTAGGTGATTATGACTTGAATGAGCTTTCAACATCTTATTCTCAATATTTAATAGGTGTATTACAAAAGCTATTTACAAACAGACTTACTGGAGATTTAGGTGAAAACTTTAAAGATGTTATTCCTGAAGAAACAATTCCAGCAGTACAATATTGTAATACTACATCATTAAAAAATATTATTAACTATAATCGAGAGTTTATCACGTTTTTAGAAAAAGATAAAACATATCTCAATGTCGGGTCTGGTATTAATTTTTTAGAATACCAGGCTCGTGCAGAGGGATTTAATATTGAATGTACCGATATTAAAGAAACATTTCTTGTATTTGATTATTTTAGAGAATATATTAAAACACCATTAAATTTTGGCTGTGGCTTATTTGGTGATGAATTGGTACTACATCAACCAGAGTTTAAACGGTATGACTATATTATGTTCTTAAGATATGTTCCCTTTGAATTTAATAGTGATTACGAACAAGTTCATAGATTTATTACATCCTGTAAAAAATATTCTGACCATTTAATTGTATCAATTGTTAGATCTTCTTATGCTGAATGGGGGAATTATATTGATTGGGCTGGTGATAAAGTAAATGTTTTTCATAAAGAAGATTGTGGTAACACAGCAAATTATTTTATCAAGTTATAACAAGTTATAATCTGTATACATAATAGTATGTGGATATATGAAAACAAAGAATACGCGGAAACACCAGAAGATTATCAGGGATTTGTTTACTGTATTACTGAATTAGGTAGTGGTAAAAAATATATTGGTAAAAAGAACTTTTGGAGACCAAAAACATTACCAGTTACTAAAACTCGTAAAAGAAGAGTTCGAACTCGAGTTCCATCGGATTGGTTAACTTATTATGGATCATCAGAAGTTGTCCAACAGTTAAAGGAATCAGGAGCAGAATTTCAAAGAGAAATTATAAGACTCTGTAAAACAAAAGGTGAAATGTCTTATTTTGAAGCTAAAATGCAATTCGAATTTGATGTATTATTATCAGATGAATATTATAACGAATTTATTGGATGTAAAATTCATTCAAAACATTTGAAGTTATAAATAAAATTAAGAGGATATTATGAGACAAAAATTGATCCATGAAGTTATGGAACTTGTTGAAAAACAAAAAACAAAGGCTGATAAAATAAAAGTCTTAAAAGATCACAATTACGCAGCAGTAGCTGATTATTTACGCGGAACATTTGATTCTACTATTCAGTGGAATCTACCAGCGGGTGCTCCACCATATGTAGCGTGTGAAGCACATAATACGCCATCAACATTTAATAGAAAAAACGTAGATTTAAAATACTTTGTAAAGGGTGGAGTAGGCGATCGCCTGCAAACCATCAAGCGCGAAAGTATGTTCATCAGTTTGATTGAAAGCATTGATCCAAAAGATGCTATTCTAGTTATATCTATGATCAACAAGGAAAAGCCAAAGTATATTACAAGAGCTATTATTGAGGAGGCATTTCCTAACCTATTACAAGACTAATGGAGAAACCTTACACATGACCGCTATTCAACTTGCTAGACTAAAAGAAGATTATGCACAATGCGAGAACTATGCAATAAAACTTAAAAAGCGAGGAGCAACAGATAGATTTAATAAGATCATGGAAAAGTTAGATTTCATTGATAAAAAAATAGCAGAGGTAGCCGCATAAAGTTATGTACAGACCCCTAGATGTGTGGTATAATATTATATTAATTAACGCATCTAGGGGTTTTTTATTATGAATCTTTTTATACTTGACAAAAATCCAGAAACAGCAGCACGTCTTCAATGTGATAAACACGTGGTTAAGATGATTGTTGAATCTGGACAAATGCTTTCTACTGCTCACCGTATCCTCGATGGTATTGAAATAATTAAGCCTTCTAAGTCTGGAAAGACTATGCAAAAATACTGGTTGTTGCGAGGAGAAAAAGAAAAAGTACTTTATACAGCCGTTCACCGCGGCCATCCCTGTACAGTTTGGACTATGCAATCAAGTACCAATTATGGTTGGCATTTGGTTCATTTTGTAACACTACTTGACGAGTATACATATCGGTATGGGAAAGTTCATAAGTCAATGGAATTACTTCCATATCTTATGGAACTACCACGGAATATTAAAGAAGGACCGATGACT